ATACATTACAGAACTTTCCTGACCCTGCTGACGTACTAGGTAATGCTCCATTGATTGGACAGTTCTTTCCCAACACAAAGATTCCTATTGTTCTTTGGCATGGCTCTAAGCATCCTAGCATTGAAAAGTTTGATACTAAGTTTATGGGTAGTGGTGAAGGTGCACAAGCCTATGGCTGGGGTGTCTATCATAGTCAATCACGAGATGGCTCAATACGCTACCAAGGAAGAGACCATGACTACGAAGATAAACTGGTAGAACGCTACAATAAAGCTTTTAATGGTCAAGATTATGTTCAAGCAGAAATGCTCGAAAACGCAATGTTGCACATGAACCCTGAAAATTCTTTAAGGCGAATGCTTGATGCGTATAAAGACCAACCTGAGATACATGCCAAGATTAAGAAAGACCATGCTGATTGGCAAGATATATACAAAGATGCCAAGTTTGGAGATTACAAAGTATATATGGATGACAGCGTACTTGGTCTAATGATGAACGATGCCAAGGCAATCTATGACCAACCTAAAGTAGTACAAGACTTTTTACGTAAAGAAAATGGTGCGATGATGGATGTAGTAGATGCTTACAAACCATTACAAAAAAGACGTGAAAAGTTGGAGAGTCAGATAAGAGACGCTGACACAGACAACGAAGTATCAGGCATATTAGGTGACATTGGTAGTGATACAAAGAAGTGGGAAGCAGAACTTCGTGACGTAATAATTGAACAAGATAAATTACTTGCAAACTATCAAGCACTAGGTCGTGGTGATTTACCTCATCCAACAGATGGAGCAGGTATATACGATTACTTGGTCACAAGAGAGATAAGTGCAAATGGAATACCTAAAGACGCACTTTTATCGCCTAGACCTGAGAGTGCTGTAGAAAAAATAATATCTGAGAGACTTCACGAGAATGGAGTCTTAGGTAGAAGGTATCCAAGAGATGCTGACGTTTCAACTGACGAAAACTTTGTTACATTCAATGCCAATACTTCAAGACCTTTCGAGAATAAAGGTGTTCCAATAGGTGAGGCAAAAGGACTAGAAGTACCTACAGGCACAATCAACTTAGGTTTTGCAGGTGACCCCAAAAGAGTCGGTGATGTCAATGAGTTGCAAGAAGGCATACTTGATAGGTTTGGACATACAATTCGAGGTGATGACAAAGTTGAGATACCTGAACTGTCTATATTCGACCTAGAAGGACAGTCATTTGTTTCAGGCATGGGTGATAGAACACGAGCAGGAGGATTGTTATTGGATGTAGATGGTCTTCCATTAAAGAGTCCTGTACAAATGTATGGAGGTCAAGACTACATGTGGTTACCTGAAAGTGTTAAAAGGAATTTAGTGTGGGCATCAGCAGATGACCCTATAAAAAAACTAGTTAATAAATCAAAGCAGGTATATGAGGAAACAGGTGTAGCACCAATCTTTCTACCTTTTCGTGGTAAGGCAACTTCTATGGACTTCAGTCATCAAGTGGCTGAAACTATGATTCAATCAGCATTAGGACGATTAAACAAATTCCAAATAGAAGAGTTGAATGACACCATTAGAGCAGAAGCATTCTTTCAACCTAAGAACGTGAAAGGTGAACCAGTTAAACCAAAGAAAATGATAGGCACAGACTACAAAGGAATAGACGCTCAGAGTCCATTAGAGGGCACAGGTGGTGAGTTACGTAAAGAGATAATCAGAATTATAGATAGAGATTACAGGATGGATGGTGGGCGAAAAATAAACATTACTAGTGAAGGTTCAGCATCTGCCACTCAAGCACGTATAGCCAACGCTGACCCTAATTTGTTAGATGTAACACCTATGACAATACAGAACGTAGCCAAAATAGACATGGATAATCCAACAGCATCTTATTCAGCCCATCCAACGTATCCAGTAGGACTTAAAGGTCAAGCATTAGGTAAGATAAAAGAAGATGTAAGCATATTAGATTTGTTTAATTCCACGAAAAAAGATGGTACACCATATCTAGGCTCAGATGGGTTACCAATGACGAGTAAGAATTGGACAGACTATGGGTATCGTAAAACATCAATGGACTCTATTGGTGGATTGTTGACTAACAAGATACTAAGAAATATAGAAGAAGGCTTATTAAAATGATATACTTACGAAAAATTAGGAGGATGACATGGCACTAACAACATACACAGAACTAAAAGCAAGCATCGCTGACTTCCTCAACAGGGATGATTTAACTACTGTCATACCTGATTTCATCACACTAGCAGAGGCTCAAATTAACAGGGATGTACGTCATTGGAAGATGGAAGCTCGTTCAAGTGGAGTACAAGACGCAACAGACGAATACATGCAGATACCTTCCGATTGGTTAGAAACGATAAGACTGCATATAACGGATAACACTACAACTGTAGTCAATCTAATATCCAGAGATGCGATGGCAGACAAACGACAAAAGGCGTTGGATGCGTCAGGAACACCTTTATATTACACACACGCTGATGGACAGATTCAGTTATATCCAACACCATCAGCAGAAACGAATTTGGAGTTGCTCTACTACCAAAAGACAACAGCATTGAGTGGTAGCAACGCAGATAACTGGCTTTTACTAGAAGCACCTGATGTATACCTCTATGGAGCGTTATTACATTCAGCACCGTACCTAGCAGAAGACGAAAGGGTAGCTGTCTGGGCACAGATGTATGGTGCTTCGGTAGCTAGATTAAATGAGACTTCTGAACTAGCTCGTTCAAGTGGTTCAGGGTTGAGACTTAAAATAAGAGGATTAGGATAATGAGTTTTACTAATTTTTTAGAAACAGAACTACTAGACCATGCATTTGGTGGGGCGGCTTATTCAGCACCCGGCACACACTATCTAGCATTATTTACTGCTATCTCAGATGGTGAAGCAGGTTCAGTAACAGAAGTATCTACATCAGGTACAGCCTATGCACGAGTAGCAGTATCATTTACTACTTCAGGTGCTACAACCAGTAATACAAGTGCAGTTGAATATGCAACAGCAACTGGTTCAGGTTTTGGTACTGTAACGCATGTAGGTGTCTATGATGCATCCACATCAGGTAATTTGATGTGTTATGCAACATTAACTGCTAGTAAAGCAATTGCAGCAGGTGATGTATTTCGTGTACCAGCAGGTGATTTAGATATAACGCTTAACTAAAAAGACATTAGCAAATGACTTTAGGTAGTTACAGAGAAGGTAATTATGGCAACTATAACATCAAGTAGTTTTAACTATGGTTATGGCTTGTATGGTCGTAATGACTATGGCGAAGATGTTTTCCCTGCTACAGTTACAGTAACATCTACAACAACATCTTCAGCAATTAGAGTACGAATTGCAGGAGCATTAGTTGCTGGTGCTTCATCTATAACAACTATAGGTCAAGAAGTTCATCTTGGTAGTATGACAGCAAGTGCAACAAGCACGGTAACTTCAGCAGCAGTAATTGTAGCAATTGGTAGTGGAACAATAACTTCAACTGCAACCTTAGTAGCTGCGTGCAATAGAGTGAGACTTGCAGGTGCATTATCAAGTGTAACATCAGGAACTGCTACGATAGGGCAAGCGACCTTATCAGGTGTCGCACCAATGACATCAACAGCAACCATAGCCGCAATCTGTAACAGAGTAAGGTTTGGTTCAGGTACACCAACCGCCAATGCAAGTATAACTGTATTAGGATTTGGAACATTTGGTGGTATCGCATCGTGTACTCCATCTGCATCATTAGTTGCAGACTCAGAGAAAATTTGGCAAGGTTCAGCTACTTCCCAACCTGAAACGACCATTACAGCGACCTGTAATCGAGTGCAAAGTACGAGTGGTATAGTGAGCACTACATCAGGAACTGTGGCTATAGGTAGAAAAAAATGGATAACTATTACCTCTGATGAAGTAACATGGTCAGAAATATCAGAAACTTCAGCAACATGGACACCGATAACAAACGATGAAGTAACATGGACACAAATAGCAGCGTGAGGATGATATGGCATTAATACCTTTACAAATACCACCGGGAATACATAGGAACGGAACAGATTTCGAGTCTTCCAATAGATGGCGTGATGCAAGTCTTGTTAGATGGCAAGATGGCTCATTAAGACCAGTTGGAGGATGGACAACAAGAAAAGCTAGTGCATTTGCAGCACCACCAAGAGGTATGGTTTCTTGGATGGACAATTCAAACGATGAAAAATTATGTAGTGGAACGTATGATAAACTCTATTATGTCAATCCGGGCAGTACGGTTTATGACATAACACCAGCAGGACTGACATCAGGTTCAGAGGATGCACTAATAAATCTAGCGTATGGTGGTGGTTATTATGGAACTTCCTACTATGGCAGAGAACCTGATACTTCAGGTGTTTACGCAGAAGCGACATCATGGGCATTAGACACTTGGGGTGAGAACCTTCTAGCATGTTCGTCCAAGGATGGAGAGATTTACGAGTGGCAACTCGATACAGAAGTGCTTCCTACAGCATTGACAAACGCACCAGTATCGAATGTATCTATGTTAGTGACAGAAGAAAGATTTGTATTCGCTCTCGGAGCAGGTGGTAATCCACGAAAGGTTCAATGGTGTGATAAGGAAGCAAACACCGTTTGGACACCAGCAGCGACCAACGAAGCAGGTGATATGGAGCTACAGACAACTGGACAGATTATGTGTGGTGTACGAGTCAAGGGAAGAACACTTATCCTAACAGATAACGATGCTCACACAGCGACCTATATCGCTCCACCATTCGTCTATTCATTCGAGAGAGTAGGAACAGCATGTGGTGTGGCATCAAGAAAAGCACTTGTGGCAGTTGACGAAGGTGCATTTTGGATGGGCAAGAAAGGATTCTATACATACGATGGTTCGTCAGCTAAACAATTGCCTTGCGAAGCCTTGGATTATGTCTTCGATGACATCAACACTTCCCAAATAAGTAAGGTCTTTGTAGTTCATAATTCACAACATGGAGAGATATGGTGGTTCTATCCTAGTGCAGACAACCTCGAAAACAACAGATATGTTGCACTAGATTATAAGGAAGGACATTGGAGTGTAGGTGTTCTGGAGAGGACAACAGGTGTTGACCAAGGGGTGTTCGATAGACCAATATGGGCAGATGATGATGGTAATTTATACAATCAAGAGACAGGATACACCCATAATGGTTCAAGCAAACCTTTTGCAGAATCAGGTTCAATTAGTCTAGGAAATGGTGACCAAATCATGCGAGTAACCAATCTTATACCTGATGAAAAGACACAAGGAGATGTTGAGGTGACGTTCAAAACTAGATTCTACCCAAATGATACAGAAACAACACATGGTACTTACACTCTAGGTAATCCTACAGACGTTAGATTCTCAGGTAGACAGCTAAGAATGAAGATTCAAGGTGCAGAAAATAACGATTGGAGGTCAGGAATTATGAGAATAGAAGCTAGAACAGGGGGTAGACGATGAGTGCACCACATCCACCACCACCTTTAGGAGATAAGTGGAAGAGTTGGGCAGAAAGTATGAACTCTTTCTTAGTAAAATCAATGGATAGGCTACGTTTTAAAACATCTGAAGATTCAGCAGCAGAGGATGGTATTTTGATGTGGGATGCAGAAGAAGAATGTCCAGTAGTATCAAAAGATGGAGCTTGGATAAAAATACAATTAGACCCATGAGTATGCAAGATGAATTATTAAAATGTAGGAAGTGGATACAGTCTGCACTTGATAAAGGTGGAGATACCCATGACTTTGTTGACATTGTAGATGGTGTGATGAGTGGTCACATGCAACTGTGGAGTGGTGAAAGAGGGTGTGCAGTAACAGAGATTTTAGTGTATCCTAATAAGAAAATTTTACATGTCTTCCTAGCAGGTGGGGAAAATGGTCATGGAATTAAACAAATTACCGATATGCACGATGATGCTATTGAGTGGGGAAAAGCTCAAGGATGCAAGGGGATGTCTATAACTGGTAGAGCAGGTTGGAAGAAGGTACTTGAACCGAGAGGATGGAAACAGAATTTTACCGTATTAACAAAGGAGCTTTGATATGAGTAAGGGTGGTAGCGAAACACAAACAACAGAAATTCCTGATTGGCTTAAAGGGCCGGCAATAAGGAACTTACAAAGAGCTGAAGATGTACAACGAATACCTTACATGCCATATAGAGGGCCGGATGTAGCAGCTTTCACACCAGCTACTAATGCATCTTTTAATACCAATATAGGTGCAGCAGAGGCTTTTGGACTTATAGCTCCCGGTTCTCTTACAGCTACGAGTGGTATGCCTGAGCCAACTGAATTTGCAGGTGGTTGGTCGGGATATAGTTCTATGCCACTTTATGACCAAGCCTTAGCAGAAACGAAAGCGAATCAACCAGAAGCATGGGAACAATATCAAGCGTTGTATGGAGCTAATGTGCCTACACAAAGAGATGCACCTCCGAGTAATGGAGGTGGTGGTGGAGGTGGAGGTATTATTCCTACTTCTCCAACAGTACACACAACAACGTTAGGGGATACACTTAATTTAGGTGGTGGCGATGTGACAACAGCCGAAGCGTTAGACCAATTAAACGCAGATAGAAGTAAAATTATTGAGAAAAATCCTGATGGCTCTTTTGTTAATGTACTTGGTACAGGTGACAAAGAAGCTCAAGATAATTGGAATAGAATAGTAACGCAAACTGCGATAATGGATGAAATGTCAGCGAACCAAGGAACGGTAGGCGAACAAGAGGCAAGAGACGCTTATGTAGCAAACCAAATTTCAAATCAATATGGTGAAGGCGATATGTCAGGACTAGGAACTTATACTCAAGGTGGTTATTCACCAGCATCAGATGTACAGACATATCTCTATGACCAAGAACTAAAAAAAAAAATGATATGATAGCTACTACACCTACTCCCTATGTAAATCCTAATGAAGAGACATTAGCTACTAGTCAAACTACTACACCTTCCAACGACCAAATTTCTTACCAATATGGTGAAGGAGATATGTCAGGACTAGGTGACACTACACAATATCAAACACCCATTGACAAACTAATTACCCTTCAGCAGACTAATCCAGTAATGGCAGAATTAGTAACAAAAGGTGTAGTATCTATAGATGATGTACCAATTCAACAAGTGAGTCCTTTTGGTCAAACGGTAGGTGATATGACTTATCCTGTTCCTGATAATGAGTTAGATATTTTTAGTGGTGGTAATCCTGATGCTTATTTAGATAGTCTAAAGGTAAATGCTGGTGTAGACCCAATTGTTCAAGACTCACTTGCAAATCAAGTAGCAGCAGGTATGGGCAAAAATTTAGATGATTTAGTGAAATTAACACAAGGTATCCAAGGTGGATATGGTAACCCTGACGAAAATTACACTTTAGAGGAACTAACTGCTGGTATGAACGCAACACAACCATACAATAACCCCTTACTAGATTCAAAAGGTTATACACCAGATGTTCCACCATCAGTTTTGGGTGCTACTCCTATGCAATTTAATCAAGGTGGAGTGACAAGTGGTCTTGTTAATGTAGGCAAAACTGGAATATCTGGTCTGGGTGGTCAAGCAGCACTTGATACAACTCTTATTGGGGAAAATGCACCAATGCCAGAGATTCCTTTAGATGCACAAATAGCTGCTTATAATCAGTTGCTTCTAGAACAGGAGGCAGCAAAACAAGCAGCACAGGCAGTAACAGTAACTCCTCCACCAGTGAATACAACTCCACCACCTGTATCAACCACAACTTTACCTTGGACACCACCAGTGGCTTCACCCCCACCAGTGGTAACAGTAACTCCTCCACCTCCACCTCCACCACAAGAAGATGAATATGAAACTGGTAATGTAGGTGATAGTGGTGCTAGTCATGGAGGAACAGGATTTACATATAGCACACCGATAACAAATAGTGGAGTTAGTTATTACGGATTATGATGAATAAATTAAGGAGATAAGATAATGGCAGGACTTCCAGCAACTGGACAAACAGGCACTACAACGCCATTGCCACCGATAGGTAGTGGAAATACCTTAAATGGACTGACTCAATAC